CATAAAATACAAAGCTGCTTAAGAAGAAAATATCAAAATAGCTAGCTGTATTAATTGAGCCTATTTTTATGAAAAATGTGGATAAATTCATTTTCATATTAAAGAAAGATACAGAATTTAATGGCTTGATACCAATATACACTAAAAAAGGTGATGAGCAGAATAGATTTATCTATTCTGCAACATCACCTTTTTCTTTGCCTGTGATTTGTAAGGGAGATGACCCTTTCAGAAAGGAGGCAAACATGAGGCATAAAATAATCATCAATGTAACAAATGAGAAAGGACAAAAGACAAATGTCCTTAAAGGTGCAGTCAGAAAAATTCCAAACAGATTAATAAAATTTTTGTTTGGAGACTACAGACAAATTTATCTATTAGATCCTGGGATGACAGTTGATTCAGTGGATGTTAGAGAAATCGAGAAAGGAGAAGAAAGTGTCAAGAATAAAGCTACTAATGGAAATCAAAGAAGATGCAGAGAATCTTGCATCTAGTATAGGTGTCCTTCTCAAAGCTTTAGAAAGTGATGAGGAAGTTCCTAAAGAGGGAGAGGAAGTAAAACAAAATGAAAAGATCTATGAGATTGAAGATGTTAGAAAGATACTAGCCGATAAATCAAGATTAGGTCATACAGCTAAGATAAGAGAACTTTTAGAAAAGTATGGGGCTAAAAAGTTATCTGAGATTGATCCAAGTAACTATAAAGACTTGGTAGCAGATGTGGAGAAACTCTGATGGGTGATCACGCAATATTATCTGCATCAAGTAGTTCACGCTGGATTCACTGTCCACCAAGCGTTAGGCTTTCTCAAAAATACGAAGATGAAGTTAGTCCTTATGCACTTGAAGGCACCTCAGCTCATGCCTTAGCAGAATATAAGCTTAAAAAGTTATTAGGCTTAGATATCAAAGATCCAACAGAGGATTTAGATTTTTATGATGAAGAAATGGATGAGCTAACTGAGGGATATGCTTCATATGTGACAGAAGTAATAAGTAGGTACGAAAGCCCAGCCGTCTTTGTGGAAGAAAGACTTGACCTATCAGACTATGTTAAGGAGTCCTTTGGAACTGATGACTGTGTAGTTGTTGGAGAAAAAGAACTTCATGCAATAGATCTAAAGTATGGTCAGGGAGTTTTAGTAGATGCTAAAGAAAACACACAACTCATGTTATATGGACTAGGTGCTCTGACTCTCTTTGATGGAATTTATGATATCGAAAAAGTAATTCTTCATATCTATCAACCAAGAAGGTGTAACATCTCATCTTATGAAATTAAAAAGACAGAACTTTATAAGTGGGGAGAAAGCGTAAGAGAGATTGCTGAGAAAGCTTATAGAGGCGAAGGAGAATTCTCTTGTGGAGAATGGTGCATCTTCTGTAAAGCTAAAAATAAATGCAGGAAAAGAGCAGAAGAGAATCTAAAACTAGCACAAGAAGAATTTACCCTACCACCAGAACTATCTGATGATGAAATTGAAGAGATTCTACCAAAACTAGACGAACTGGAACAATGGGTCAAAGATATCAAAACCTATGCTTTAGAAAAAGCAATGAAGGGCCATAGATGGAAGAACCTAAAACTTGTTGAAGGCAGGTCAAATAGAAAATACCGAGATGAAGATGAAGTAGTTAAGAAAGTAAGGGAACTGGGATTTAACCCATTTGAAGAGAAGTTACTTGGTATTACATCTATGACTAAGTTACTAGGTAAGAAGATCTTTGATGAAAACATCTCAGACTTATTAGAAAAACCAAAAGGAAAGTTAATCTTAGTAAGCATTGATGACAAGCGAGAAGAAGTAAAAATTGACAATGTTAAAGAAGAATTTGGAGTGGTTAAGGAATGAAAAAAAATACCACTTACAAAAGGACTTTATGCATTAGTTGACGATGAAGATTACAAAGAACTATCAAAATATAAGTGGTTTGCCAGACGGACAAGGCAATATCCTGACGGGTCGCATGACCATGTATATGATAATGGAAATGTCAGAGTTCACAAATCTAATAAAACAGCAGCTGGCAAAAATTGGCTCTCATTAGCAGCTGGAATTATAGCGCTAGGTATAGCAATATTATCTCCGATTCCAGGGGATGAGCTAATAATTGGCGGAGCATTACTAGGAATATAGTCAATAAATAGCATCTACATTAGTAGGTGCTTTTCTTATACCTAAATTTAGGAGGTGGTAATATAAACATACTAAATTTAATATTTAAATCTAGAGACAAACCTAAAGACGGGGAGAGGATATCTTCATCGTCTTTTTTATTTGGGAGAACAACAGCAGGAAGGAATGTCAACGAATTTACTGCTATGCAAATGACGGCAGTTTATTCATGTGTGAGAGTTCTTGCTGAAACTTTAGCAGGACTTCCTCTTCATTTATATAAAAGAGGAAATTCTAATTCAAAGGAAAAAGCAAAAGACCACGCTATATATTTTCTTTTGCACGATGAGCCAAATACTGAAATGACTTCATTTGTATTTAGAGAAACACCAGATAATTCGTAATGGAAGAAATGAGATCATTGGACTTTATCCACTAATGCCAAACAAGATGACTGTAATGCGAAGTGAGGATGGTGAAATCTTCTATAAATACAATCACAAATCAGAAGAAGTTTATCTTTTAAAAGAAGATGTACTTCATATACCTGGACTTGGGTTTGATGGACTTATTGGATATTCACCAATAACCATGGCAAAAAATGCCATTGGTATGGCTATGGCTTGTGAAGATTATGGAGCGTCATTCTTCCAAAATGGAGCACAACCAGGTGGAGTTTTAGAACATCCAGGTATTATTAAAGACCCAGAAAGAGTTAGAGAGTCTTGGAACGCAGCCTTTCAGGGGCCTAAGAACGCCAATAAAGTGGCTGTACTTGAAGAAGGGATGAAGTATCAACCAATAGCTATAGCACCAAGTGAGGCCCAGTTTTTGGAAACTAGAAAGTTTCAGTTAAATGAGATAGCAAGAATTTTTAGAATCCCACCTCATATGATTGGAGATTTGGAGAGATCGTCATTTTCAAATATAGAACAGCAGTCACTTGAGTTTGTTAAATATACTCTCGATCCTTGGATTGTTCGTTGGGAGCAATCCTTGGAAAGAGCACTACTAACAAAGAAAGAAAAAGAATCCTACTTTATTAAATTCAATCTTGACGGACTTCTAAGAGGAGACTATGAATCAAGAATGAATGGATATGCTGTGGGAAGACAGAATGGGTGGATGAGTGCAAATGACATAAGAGAATTAGAAAATCTTGATAGGATTCCAGCTGAAGAAGGTGGAGACTTATACCTTGTAAATGGAAATATGCTACCACTTGATAAGGCAGGTAGTTTTTATCAGCAGAAAGGAGAAGAAATAAATCCTAATGAAGAACAATAAGATATTTTGGAACTGGAAAAAGGGTTCAAATGAACTCTATATAGATGGAGTTATTGCAGAAGAGTCTTGGTTTGATGATGAAATCACACCAAGGCTCTTTTTTGAAGAATTAAAAAACAAAAGTGGAGATATAACTGTGTGGATCAACTCCCCTGGTGGTGATTGTATAGCTGCATCGAGAATTTACACCATGCTTTTAGAGCACAAAGGAAATGTGACAATTAAGATTGATGGGCTTGCAGCATCTGTCATTGCCATGGCAGGAACTGAAGTATTGATGAGTCCAACATCATTAATGATGATTCACAACCCTTTAATGTAGCTATTGGTGACTCAAAAGAAATGCAAAAAGCTATAGATATGTTAAAGGAAGTTAAAGAATCAATCATCAATGCCTATGAGATTAAGACGGGTTTATCTAGAGAAGAGATTTCTAATCTAATGGATGGAGAGACTTGGTTTGATAAGAACAAGGCTATTGAGATGGGTTTTTGTGATGGAACTCTCACTGACAAAAGAAAAGATGAAAAAGTCACGAACATGGTCTTTTCAAGGCGAGCAGTTACAAACTCGCTTTTAACAAAGATAAATAAAGAAGTAAAAACTCACTCAATGAGAGAAGTAGAAGAAAGATTAAACAAAATTAAAAATACTTGGAGGTAAAAAGCTATGAACTTAAAAGAACTAATGGAAAAGAGAACTAAAGCTTGGGATGAGGCAAAGAAATTTGCTGAATCTAAGAAAGATGAAAATGGTCTAATGTCTGATGAAGACTTTAAAACATATGAAGATATGGAAAGAATTATCGAGAATTATACTCGTGAAATCGAAAGAAAGAAGAGGGAAGAAGAAATGGATAAATCCTTGGAAAAACCTACTACTCAAGCACTAACAAATGAACCTGCTACATTTAATGAAGAAGATAAACCAATGAGAGCAAGAAATGTCTACAAGAAATCTATGATGAAGGCATTAAGAACTAATTTTAGAGATATTTCAAATGAATTAAAAGTAGGTACAGATGAAAGTGGAGGATATTTAGTTCCAGAAGAAATGGAAGTAGATATTGTAAATGGTCTTGAAGATGAAAATATTGTAAGAAAATTAGCTACAAAAGTTCAAACTTCAGGACTTCATAAAATCAATATTGCAGCTACAAACCAGCTGCCCTATGGGTTGAAGAAGGTGGTCAACTAACCTTTGGAGATGGCACATTTGATCAAGTATCTCTTGATGCACATAAACTCCATGTTGGTATTAAAGTTACTGAAGAACTTCTCTATGATGCAGCCTTTAATCTAGAAAAATACATCACTGAAGAATTTACTAGAGCACTAGCAAATGCTGAAGAAGATGCCTTCTTAAATGGTGATGGAGTAAATAAACCTACAGGAATTTTTGACTCTAAAAAGGGTGGAGAACTTGGAGGAACAACAAAGGCTCAAACAATTACTGCAGACGAACTAATAGATTTAGTTTACTCGCTAGATAGACCATATAGAAAGAGAGCAGCCTTCATTTTAAATGATGCAACAGTTGCTCAGATTAGAAAACTTAAAGATGTTAATGGGGCATATATTTGGCAACCATCACTTAAAGATGGAGAACCAGATAGACTTTTAGGATATCCTGCTTATACATCTGCCTTTGCACCAAAAGCTGAAAAAGGAAAACTTGCAGTAGCCTTTGGCGATTTTTCATATTACAAGATTGGAGATAGAGGAAATAGGTCTTTCCAAGACTTAAAGGAACTATTTGCTGGTAATGGTATGGTTGGTTTCTTAGGTAAGGAAAGAGTTGATGGAATCTTAGTTTTAAGAGAAGCAGTTAAACTATTAAAAATTGGTGCTACTGCCTAAGGAGTAAATTATGATTACTCTTGAGGAGGCAAAGTCCTATTTAAGGGTGGATTTTGATGATGAGGATGAGATGATTGAATCTCTCATCCAATCATCAATCAAACATTCTATGGATGTCGCTAGAGTTGATAGTGAAGAAGAACTTTCTAAAAATCTAAATGGAAAGATAGCCGTCTTCTATATGACCGCTTATCTTTATGAACATAGAGAGGAGGCAGATTATTCTGAATTAAACTTAACTCTAAGGGCTCTATTGTTTGGAATGAGAAAGGCTGAGTTCTAATGAAGATATCGGATTTAAATAGAAAAATAACCTTTCAAAATAAAAATATTGAGGTAGATGAAATTGGTAACCAAAAATCAGTATGGACAGATTATCTGAAAACTGCAGCTTATATTTCTTTTCAAGGTAAAGGCGAAGAAGTTTTTCTAGGGATGGAAGTAGATAGGTCAGATATTTCTTTTACTGTAAGATTTCAAAATAGGTTGAAGAAGCTTAATACATCAGAGTACAGAATTCTATTTGAAGATGAAATTTATAACATCATCTCGATTGACTTTATGAACTACAAAAATAGACTTATAAAGTTTAGATGTAGGAAGGTGAGTAGATGAATGTAAAAATTGAAAACCTCGCCAGTGAAATAATGAAAGGCTTAGAAGAATATTCTGATATGGCAACAGATGAAGTCAAAAAGGAAGTCAAAAAAACTGGTAGCAATATTAGAAAAGACATACAAGAAAATGCACCTGTAGGAGAAACAAAGAAATATTCTAAGTCCTGGTCTGTAAAAACTATGAAAGAAACTTCAAACTCAATAGAACTCGTTGTCCATTCAAGAAATAGATATCAACTGGCGCATTTGCTTGAGAAAGGGCACGTCCTAAGACAGGGTGGAAGAGTATCTGCTAGGCCTCATATTGGACCAGCTGAGGAGAAAGGAGTCAGAGAATTGGAAGAAAATATAATGAGGAAACTAAACTATGGATAAGTTATTAAAGATAATTGAAAAGATAGGACTTCCTTTTGCATACTCTCACTTTGCTGAGGGAGAAAGTCCAGACCCACCATTTATGGTTTATCTATTTCCAAAGAATAAACACTTTGGTGCAGATGGAGTAGTATTCTATAAGAACACCGAGATAGACTTAGAACTTTATACTGATAAGAAAGATTTAAAATTAGAAGAAAAGATAGAAGAGATACTTGATAGAGAAAAAATCTATTATGAAAAATCTGAAGTTTGGATTGAATCAGAAAGACTCTATGAAGTTTTATATGAATTCACACTTAATTTAAAAATTACGGAGGTAAATAATAATGGCCAATAAAGTTAAATTTAATATTTGTAACGTACACTACGCTCTCTTTGATAAAACTGAAGAGGGCGTTATTAAATATAAGATACCAGTGCCAATGCCTGGTGCTGTTTCAATATCATTAGATCCAAATGGTGAGCCAGAAAGCTTTTATGCAGATGGAATTGAATACTACACTATTTCAAACAATATGGGATATGATGGAGATTTAGAAATCGCTCTTATTCCAGAATCCTTTAGGACAGATGTTTTGATGGAAAAATCAGATTCCAATAAAGTTTTAATTGAGTCCTCAAATTCTGAAACTGCAAATTTTGCACTATTATTTGAGTTTGATGGCGACCAAAAGAAAATCCGACATGTCATGTATAACTGTTCAGCAGCAAGACCTACTCTCGAAGGAGAAACCAACGAGGAGTCAAGAGAAGTTCAACCAGAAACCTTATCTATTCAAGCAAGACCACTTCCAAATGGAAATGTAAAGGCTAGAACAGGTGAAGAGACTACGAAGGAAACTTATGATGGTTGGTATAAATCAGTTTATCTACCAATAGAAACTTCATCTTCTTCTACAAGAACAACAGGAGGTAGTAGATAATGGCATTAACAAAAACTATAAAAATTGATGGAAAAGATGTTATATTTCGTGCATCTGCAGCTATTCCAAGAATCTATAGATTAAAGTTTGGTCGAGACATCTTTAAAGACTTGATGGAACTAGAAAAGTCCATGAAGAAAAACGACAAAGATAAATCTAATCTTGATATTGGTTCACTTGAGTTATTTGAAAATATAGCCTATGTAATGGCAAAGCATGGAGACAAATCTGCTCCTGATAGTCCAGAAGAATGGTTAGATAATTTCTCAACTTTTTCAATTTACCAAATTCTACCTCAGTTAATTGAGTTATGGGGACTTAACATAAAGTCGGAAGAAATTCCTAAAAAAAAGTAAGACCAACAGAAAGATCAATGACTACACCCTTA